CCCTGAATGGACAGGCACAGGGTTTTTGCCCGAGTACAACTTTGGTGGATCGGTCGGCGATCTGCTGACCGCATCAACCACAATCAATGCTTCAAGTGACCTGACCAGGGCCACTTCGTAGCCATACCCATTATGGTCAGAGCGGTGGCACTACAGTTGTGGTGTCACCGCTCGAAGGGCAACAGATGAAGTACACAGCTACAGAGTCGTTTGGTGTTCACGGTCAACCCGTCTGCCAGAAAGGCGACGTGGTCCCTGCCGTGGTTGTAGGCATGTTGCCGAAGGACTGTTACCTGCTCGCACCTGTGAAGTCTCAGACCATGCCAGCAGCCAAACACGCCGCGAAGGCCTGACCGCTGTGGGCGTGGTCAACGGGTACGCGACCCTGTCAGACCTCAAAGAGTATTTGGGTATCACTGGCACAAGCACCGCTGACAGCGGACTTGAGCAGGCCATCGAAACTGCGTCACGCGAACTTGACGGGCACTGCGACCGACAGTTTTTCACCGTTGCCGGCGCGACCCGTTACGCCGGGCCCGGCGATGTGAACGGCCGTTGCCTGAACATTCCTGACATCGCAGCGGGGCAGATCACGTCGGTCAAAGTTGACACCAACGATGACGGCACCTTCGACACGACAGTCACAGAAGGCACAGGGTTTGCTGTGGCACCAGTCGCAGGCACCCTGATCGCAGGTTGCACGGCGCCTGTCAGCGAACTGATCGCGATGACGTTCAACTGGCCGGCCTACGGGTTCAGGCCCGCACGTGTGGAGATTGTGGGCACGTTCGGTTGGGCTGCTGTGCCTGACCCGATTCACCAGGCGTGTTTGCAGTTGGCGGCACAACGCTGGAAGTCGAAAGACGCGCCGCTTGGTGTGGTGCAGTCCGCAGAGTTCGGGGCGTTCCGTCTGCGAGACATCCCTAGCATTCGCGGGATGATCGCAGACTTTCGCCGTCACCCGTTGCCTGTCTGATGTCTGACCCGACACTCGAACTGGTCAACGTGAAAGCAGCGCTACAGACGGCGTTGCAAACCATTGACGGGTTGCACGTCAAGACCGCGCCTGTGGGCACTGTGGTGCTGCCTGCCTGTTCGATGCTGACAGGCGGTGTCGACTTCTGGCAGTCGATGAACGGCGGCGCAGGGAACTTGACCCGCATCGAAATCGAGCTGACTGTCGCGGTGCAGTCCGCCGAAGCTGAACTGGCGCTCGAGCAGCTGGACAGGTTCATGTCGCCGACTGGTGCGCTGTCGATCAAAGCCGCTGTGTTCGCAGACAAGACGCTCGGCGGCACAGTGTCTGTGGCCAGGGTTATCAGTTGCAGTGAGGCGTTGTCGCTCGAAGTTGACGGTGTCGAAGTGTTCGGCTGTGTGTTCGATCTTGAAATCTTTGGAAGGTGACGACAATGACGACCACCAAAAAGGCGGCAACCAAAAAGGTGGCTGCGAAAACGAAACCGTCAGGTGTGGAGTGTCGTGTGCTAGGGCACCATGCCATCGACCGCGTGCAGCCGGGCGGTACCGTGTTTGTCGACCAGGCACGTGCAGACAGGTTCTGTGCGGCTGGCACACTTGAAAGGGTCACACCATGAGCACTGTTTGTTTCACAGGCGCAGAGCTGTTCCTAGACGGTGTGGCACGCCATACCGAAGCGAATCAGTTTGCGTTGTCTTACAAGGCAGCAGACTTGGACGCCACGACGTTTGGTGATAAGGGCGCGGTGAGTCGCAAGGGTGGGCTGAAAGACGCGGCGTTGTCGTTGGGTGGTCTGATGGATGTGACCGCTGCGGACTTCGCAGAGATCGGCGGTTCTGACGCGATCTTTGTTGGTGTGCCAGCGCCGACTGGTGCAGGCGACACAATGGCCGAAGGCGACATTGCGTACATTGCACAGTCGTTTCAGGGTTCGTTGGCTTGGGGCGGTTCTGTCGGCGATCTGCTCGGGTTCGATATCACGCTGCTCGGCACAGGCCAGCAGCCCATCGCACGCGGCCCGGTGCTGTCAATCACAGCGGGAGCGGTCACCGCAGAAGTGCAACCTGTGACAGCTGTGCCTATGGGTGCAGGTGCTGTCGGTTGGGTTGTGGCCGTGGTCGCTATCACCGATGGTGGTTCTGGTGGCGATATCACTGTGACTGTGGACAGTGACGACGGTGCAGGGTTTGGGACCTCGACCAGCCGTCACGCACCAGGCCTGGTTTCGACCGCGGGCGATGAGCATTCGAGCCTGACAGATTTGGGTGTCATCTCTGGTGAAACGCATTGGCGTGCCACTGTGACAACCACAGCGGCTGTGACCAGTCTGATTGTTGCGTTGGGCTGCTACATTCCGGTGGCCTGATGGGTGGCAGCGGACAGGATCTGACGATCAGGTTGGAAGGACTCAAACAGTTTTCGCGTGATCTGAAAGCTATTGACCCTGAACTGGTCAAGGCAATGAAGCGCATCAACTTCGATGTTGGCGACATGGTTGCGCAGGAGGCTCGCACCAGAGCGAAACGTCTCGGCGGTGTTTGGGCCAAAACTTCGCGGGCTATCAAAGCAACCAAGAAAGCAAAGGGTGCGTCGATCACTGTTGGCGGTGCCAGGTACCAGTTCGCTTGGGGCGCAGAGTTCGGGGCGAAGCGGTACAAACAGTTCGGCGCGTGGCGCGGTAACCGGTTCGGCGGGTGGCAGGACACAAGAGGTGTCGGCTACTTTTTGCACCCTGCGATAAAGGCAATGGCCGAAGAATCATCCGTCTACTATTTAGCCCAGATAGAGAAGCTGGCCAAACGGGCAGCGTTCCCAGACTAAACTAGGAGACATCACACAATGAGCACCACAATCTCGGAGATCACAGGGCTGCCAGTAGGCAACTTCGACACAGGCAAACCCGCTGCCACGCCTACGGCTGTGCCGCGCCCGCCTGTGCTCGCAGACGCTGATGCCAGGGCTGTGGCGCAGGCTGTGCTTGACGAACAGTCGACCACGGTCAGGTTCACGTTGCAGGACGGCAAGCAGGTCACGTTTGATGTGGCAGCTGTGTCTGCCAGGTCCGCACGGCTGGTCAGGCAGGAGACAGGTAAGCCGTGGATGTGGTGGCTGCAAGCCATCGAAGACGATGGCGAAGACCTGGACACCCTCGCTGTGATGATTTATGTGGGCATGCTCGAGCAGGGTGAAACAGATGTCGACTTCGAACAGTTAGAGACAGAGCTGTCCTATTCGTCTGGTGTGCAGGGTGACGTTCTGACTGTCGGTGATGTCCGCGCGGAATCCCGCGCCAGCACCTGATTGAGTCGCTGCCAGTGCTGGCAAGAATTTACGGGCTGCAGCCACACCAGTTTGGTGGCCCTGTTTGGCTTAGCATGTCAGAGATCGAAGTGTTTCTCCTCGACGCGAAACAACAGGCGGCTGACTAGATGGTTGGAAAACGCAAACTTGAAACAGAGCTGACTGGTGACGCGGCTGGTGTCAAGCGTGCGTTCGCTGAGGCTGGCGATGCTGCTGGCGGGTTCGAGTCGAAGCTAAGCAAGATGATGTCAGGCTCGGCGCTCAAAGCGGGTGTGGCTGGTGCCGCGTTGGCGTTGGGCGCGGTGGCGTTGAACGCGTTTATGACTGGCATGGATAACAAGAAGTCTGCCGGCAAGGTCGCTGCATCGTTGGGTCTGAGCGACGCTGACGCTGCGAAGCTGGGCGGTATCGCAGGCGACGTGTACGCGGATGCGTATGGCGAATCGTTGGCCGAAGTGCAAGAGGTTGTTGGCGAACTGTTCTCGGCCGGTGTCGAGGATGTTGACCTGTCGAACCTGACAGGCCAGGTGCTCGATATTGCGACAGCGTTCGATCAGGACTTCGGCGAGGTGATATCGACTGCACAGACGATGGTGAACAACGGTTTGGTGCCAGACATGGCGTCTGCGTTTGACACGATCACTGAAGGGTTCCAGACGACAGGCCGCAAAGGCCGCGAGGAACTGTTGCCGACACTGAACGAATACGCTGCCACGTTCACCAGTCTCGGTATCGAAGGGCCAACAGCTATCGGTTTGATTGACGCAGCTATTGATGCTGGTGCGTTCAACGTTGACAAGGTCGGCGACGCGCTCAAAGAGTTCGGCATCAGGCTGATGGATGGCTCTGATGGCACACGCGACGCGTTGCAGGCTGTCGGCCTAGACGCAGAAGCCGTGACGACTGCTATCGCTGCGGGTGGTCCTGCTGCTCAGGCCGCTACTTCGCAGGTGATTCAGGCGCTGTCGAACATGTCTGACCCGTTGGCGCAGGAAGCCGCCGGTGTGGCCCTGTTCGGTACGACGTGGGAAGACCTCGGACCTGCTGTCATTTCTGCTTTGGACCCTGCGAAGGTCGCTGTTGGTGACCTGTCGCAAGCGACCGAAGAAATGGGCAACACCCTGAACGACAACTTGGCCACAGACATCGAGGGTTTCAAGCGCAAAGCGATGCAGGGTTTGGCCGACAGCGTCACAAATGTGGCCATGCCAGCGATCAGGTCTTTGGTCGATGCGTTCAAGGACGACGGGCTGGCTGGCATTATGGACAAACTGTCCGAGGCAATCCAGTCAGGGCTGAACGCCACTGTGGCCTGGTTAAAAGC